CCTGAGGTGCCCAAGATCGTGTCTGATCAGGTATTAAAGACGATCACGGACGCGGCCACAAAGGGCGTGAAGACCCCGCTCGAGTTGCAGCGGCGTGCCATCGAGATTCAGAACCAGAACCCGAATACACTCACGATGGATCAGGCGCTCGCTGCGGCGCGGCGGGAGGACCAGTTGTCTCAGCCGGCCGGTCGGAAAGCGGCCAAGCCGAAGGAGACACCAGAGGAGCGTCTCTCCGAGCGCATCAAGCGCATCCGGGAGGAATCGGATTCTGCGTTCCTTCCCGAACTGGATAAGGATGTCATCACCGAGATCACTAAGACGAAGGGCACGGCCGGCATCGCCTCGAATGTCCGCAAGCAGCTTGAGGCCGGGAAGCCGTTGACCGGCGAGTTCGCTGACCTGAAGAGCGCGATCACCGCGCGCGAGGCGGCCAAGGAATACAAGAACATCGTCCAAGAGTACGGCAACATGGCCCAGGTCACGCCGTTCGTGCGGACTGAGCAGGAGAAGCTCAACTTCCTTCTGAAGGACCAGCATATCAACGCTATGCAGGCTGGATCGGCGCTGGCGGACTACATGTCGAAGTTCAAAGAGTTCCAGTGGATCGACAAGCTGACGGACTCCTTGAAGAGCTTCGGCGACACGCTGGCCGACACGCTCTATGACGGCAAGCTCAATGCCGACACGTTCGCGGAGGCGGTGAACAATCTGGGCAAGGCGCTCTTCAAGCTGGTGCTGAATGAGACCGCGCTCGAGCCTCTCCGGCAGATGCTGCGCGGCGGGCTGGCCAACGCCTTTGCGCCCGGTGGCGGCGGACTGGCGGGCTTGTTTGGCGGCGGTGGTGGCGGGACGGACACAGCCACAACGCTTGGCCTGTACCATGTAGGCGGCCTTGTGGGCTATCCGCGCCAGATGCGGACCGTCTCAGGGTCTCTCTTGCGCGATGCTCCGCACTACGCAGGCGGCCTCCGTCCGGGAGAGTTTGCCGCGATCCTTCATCAAGGCGAGTCCGTTCTCACGAAGCGCCAGACGGAGGGCTATGCGGCGATGGCCGGTGCGCTCTCCAACATGCAGGGTGGATACAACGTCACCATTAACGAGGCGCCCGGGACTCAAGCACAAGTCAGCCAGGGCGAGAATGGCGGCCTCCAGGTCGACATCCTATCGCTTGCTGAAGCAGGCCTGGCGGACCGGATGGCGCGCGGCCGGGGCCCGTTGGCGAAAGCGTCCCGCGCGGGCGGCAGATCAAACCTGAGAGGCTGATGTGGCAATTCCTGCTTGGCCGGGCAGCGTCCCGTACGCACCGAGGTACGATGCCTTCAAGGTCACGAAGCCGTTTGCCGATCCCGCCGTCAATCAAGTCGAGGATGGCCCGGCCATTCAGAGGCGGTGGGCCAGCGCAAATTGGACCAAGCTTGCGTACGAGATCGTGGTAACGAAAGCGCAGTCCGATACGCTGCACACCTTCCTGCGCGACACGCTTGGCCACGGCTCGAGCCGCTTCACGATGCCGGTTGCGCGCCGCGGCACCGTCGGGACCTGGCCGAACAAGACGGTCTACATCACCGGCGGGTCCATCAAAGGCCCAGACCCGTATGGTGCTGACCACTTCATCTGGAACTTTGAACTCAACGTCTTGGATTTCTGACGATGACGCGCTCGATTGCGATGGCGGAGGCGTATGCGAACGTCCCGCATGACGACATCATCTACGAGTGCCTGGTCCTCGACCACATCACCTTCGAGAGCCCTATTAGGATCGTCGCCAACGCCACCGACGATATGACCCTAGGTGGACAGCTCTATAAGGCGATTCCGGTCTCAGTGACGCTCCCAGGCTCTTCTGAGGACGGTCCTACGCCAGCGAAGATCTCCATCGACAACGTCAGCCGAATCCTGGTGACGTACCTGCGCGAGGCGGTGAATGCGGACTCGCCCATCAAGGTGACGTACCGAGCTTTCCTGGACTCCGACAAGTTCAACGTCGGCGATGAGATCAGCGATCTCGAGCTGTGGGATGTCGAGGTTACAGCCACGACAGCCGAGGGCTCTCTGCGGTATAGAGAGCTGGAACTGCAAGCTTTCCCGCTCGCCACCTATGACAGTCAGTACTATCCCGCGCTTCAAGGCGGATGAGGTCAGCCGCTACGTCAATGGCCTCCTGGAGCTACCGTGGGACCCGGTCCACATGAACTGCTGGGTCCTTACCCGCAAGGTGGTGCTCGAGCTCTTCGGCATAGAGTTGCCGGTCTCGGCCATCCCGCCGGACAAGCGGCGCGCCAAGGCCCTGGCGTTCACGACTCATCCAGAGCGCTGCAACTGGGTCCAGACGATCGCCGGCATGACGGACTGGGCTGTGGCTCTGATGCACCGGCGCGGCCACGACCCGAATTTCATCGAGCACGCTGGCGTGTATCTGAACCTCGATGGCGGCGGAGTCCTGCACATGGACGACGGGCACGGCGTCGTGTTCGATAGCTTGTTCGAACTGCCGCGCATCCGCACCTGGGCCTACCCAACCCTGTTTGTGCCGCGCGCCTGACTTCCCGCTATGGGACCGAACAAGTAACTAGCGCCGCGATGGCGCTGATCCTGCAACAGAACATCCTCGGGAAAGCGGTTGCGGATCCGATCACGCTAGATCGGCGTCGGCGACGACTCTCGTCGGTGGTTAAACGCCACGCGAACCTCCGCCGACCTTTCATCGTCAACACCCGCCACATTTCCGATCCGGCGGTCCTGCACGAAGAGAACGACCGCCTGCGCAAGGACTGGGCGCATACGCTGGTCGGCCCGGACGATGTGGTTGCCATTGTCTACCTCCCGATGGGTGGCAGCAGCAGCGCCGCAGCGTCGGGCACGGCCGCCAAGCCGTCCGCCGGCAAGCAGATTGGCAGTGCCGTCGCGATGGTGGCGCTGGCTGTGGCTGCAACGGTGCTACTGGGCCCGGCTGGGCCGGTTATCGGAGGCCTCGGCCTGACCGGCACGACGGCGGCCGTCGCGTCTGCGGTGGCCAGCGCCGCAGTCATCGCCGGTGGCGGCTACCTCATCCAGCGCGCCTTCCAGTCCAAGGCCAACAAGCCCGGCACGCAGGACGCAGAGGACCGGCCACTCTATGGCGTCTCAGGCGGCGGAAACCAGCCCAGGCCCGGCGACCGTATCCCGCGCGGTTATGGGCAGTTCTGGACGAACCCGGACCTCAGCCAGCCGGACTACTTCGTCTACTCCGGCGAGGACCAGATCCTCTACAAAAGGGTGACGGTCGGGCTCGGCTACTACGACATCAAGCAGATTCAGGTCGGCCGCGCGGTCCTGTGGGACAAAGACACGGGCATCCAGCCGACGTTCTTCGCTTCGCAAATCGAAGTCATCCAGCCGGGCGCGGCCTCTGCGCTTGTGCCGAACACGGTCTACAGCGCCTCGGAGGTGGGCGGGAACGAACTCCAGCGCCCGAACCAGACTCCGGCCTACAGCGGCCCATTCCCGGGCACGCCGGTGGGCGTGACGGCCTCGGAGTACCAGGTCGACTTTACGCTGCCTGAGGGCTGCTATGCCGAGGTCACGAACGCGCAGACCAACGCCATCAGCCAGACCGGCAGCAGCTACTCTCTCGTGGTCGAGGCGGCGCTCGCGGATGACGACAATAATCCGGTCGGGAGCTGGTTCACCGCTTTCACGCAAGCCGCAAGCACCAAAAACACGCGGGCGATGCGCTTCTCGCCGCGGTTCTCCATCGCGACCGGTCGCTATCTCTTCCGGTTCCAGAACGGCCTGAACGAGTCTCAGGGCAACCACAACAAGATCGTCCTGGACGGCCTGAGAGCCTTCACGGGCTACAACGTCACCCGGCCGCACGTCACCGAGATCGCCATCAAGATCACCTCGGGCAAAAGCCTCGGCGTGACCGGGTTCGGCGACGTCCTGGTGCAGGCCAGCGCGATTATCCCGGTCTACATCGGCGGCTCGTGGCAGCTTGTCGAGACCGACAAGGCGGCCTGGGCGTATGCGGACGTCCTGCGCGGCTCGGTTGGTGGCGTGGTGTACGGCGCGAACTTGCCGGACTCAGCCATCGACATTGGCATGATCCAGCACTACGCGGCCTTCCCGGGCTCGAATGACACGTTCAACGGCGTGGTGCGCGGGCCGGTCAGCGTCTTTGAGGCGGGCCAGACGATCCTGGGCGCCATGCGCGCCGAGCCGCTGCGGATCGGCAATGCGTGGTCTCTTACGCGCGACGAGAGTCGCGACATTCGCAAGCACACCTTCACGCGTCGGCAGATCCTGCGCGGCAGCTCAAAGAGCACCTTCACGGTCGGCGGCGGGACCGGCGACTCCGACGTCATCGCCGAGTACTTCTTTGATGGCGACCCGCGGCGCCGGCGCGAGACGCGGGTCACGTTTGGCACC